TGCAGACGTGTGTTTGCACTAGGAGATGCAATAGGAGCTTGAACTCCTACATATAAAGCTGCTCCTGAAGGGACATATAAGCCTGTATTTTTCTTGTCGACTTCTGTTATCGTGGTATCACCACCGAGATTTGGAACAGGAACTGATAAGCAAGGTAACGAGATGTTTGTTCTCGTTCCTAAATTGACAGTAGTAGATATTGATCCATTAGCTACGCAAACAGTATTTGCGGTGGTAACAGAATTTTGAGTTGTCGCCAAGCTTAAAAAGAACAATACTTCCACAGCAGCACTAGCAGCAATCGTCGTGCTTGCTTCGTTAGCTATCACAGAAAGACTGTCTATAACAGCTCCGTCGTTTGAAGTGCAGTCCACGAGAATAGTACATCCCGTTCCTACAACACTGTTGTAATTAGCGGCTGTAGATAAAGCTGCAGTACCTCCAATCGTCGCGAAAGAATGTAGCGGCCTGTCTATCAACAGCGGCATTTTGTTTGTACTACTTGCAGCCAATTGAATACCTCGTCTGTTTAGAGTTTAAGAGTTCTATTGAAGGAACGTTCCTCCTTCGTTCCAGATATCAGGAGATTCTCCTACGGGAGGGACGTCTCTCTGAGGACCTGCACCTAAAGCCCCTAGAGCAGTGCTCAGACCTCGTGGTGGTGGGTTAGGTTTCACACGTCCTGCTTTCTCCTGAGGGACAGGAGGAGGAGTAAAACTCTGTCCTCGTTGATCGGGTCGCGTTCTTGTTGGACCTTCTTGTGTCGCTATCTGCTCGCCATCTCTATACATATTCGTTCTGGCTACCACGTCATTCTCTGGTCGGAATGAGTTCACATTCATTGGATTATTAGGTACTCCTCCTCGACTAGCTGATAAGTCCCTTGCAGCTCCCCTTTCGGCTTTTTTATCTGTATACCATTCGTTGTATTTCGTAGCCCTAATAGGACCCGAACGATGCTTCATGTAATCAGGCACATAACTACCTGGCCTCTTATTTCTTCCTTCATCTCTACTTTTAGGATGTTGAGGCTTACCTGGTACGTCAGACATTACATTAAACCTCCGAAAGGCGTAATATTTCCAAAGTCTATGCCTCCTTTTCTGCGATTCCTTCCTCCTTTTTCAGGTCGACCTTTAGCTGGACCTTCCCAAGGTTCGCCAACTACTATTGGTTTTTCTCCTCTTCCTCCGACGTCAGGATTATGCCACCAGTCTGATCTAATATCAGGCTCTCCTCTTTCCTTTCTTCCTCCTCTTCCTATTCTTCCTTCTTTATCCTTACGTCTTCTCTCTGCTGGTGGTTCTAAGCCGGGAATAGGATCAAAGCCAGGAAATGGTGTAGGTTTATGATCCCCACCTATCTTCATTCCTTTAGTGGAGGGCTTCTTAGCATTTAAAAAGGCTAAGGCATCAGCTTTAAGAGGTGAATTATATGTACCCTGATCTGCTGTTTGTATTGGTTTAATCTTACCTGCTGAATTCAAAGCATTAGTAGCGGGATTAGAGGCATTGCTCATATTTCCATCACCATTAGCAGGTAATACGCCGGCATCACCTAGCGTTACTCCTGTTTCTAAGGCAACGTTCTGAGTTTCAACTCCAGTACCGTATTCACCTTTAGAGGCTCGTGATTCAAATCCTTCTATACTCCCAAACGCATCTGAATTTAGAGAAGCTTTTCTATTCGAATCTACTTTTCCGACAGGTTGACCTCCTTGCTGATAGAAACCTCCGTCAGAGACTGGCTGAATGTCAGGTTTCTTTACGGTAGAAGCTTTATCGGCAGTGCTTGAATACTGCTGTAAGAGAGCTGTAGCATTGCTCCTTCTGACTTCTTCAGCTTTCTGCCCAGCTACCACCCATCCACCTTTAGAAGTATCTACTAAAGGATTTGCTGTATCTATTAATGTATCTTTCTGCCATCTACTAGTGATGGGAGAATTCCTTTTCATTTGAGAAGGATCTACTCCTCTTGGTAATCGTGCCATGTGGTTTACCTCCAGTTCATTGAGCCGACAGCTTGAGAGACTCGGGTTCCAACTGCTGTGTCTGCTGGTCCCTTAATAGCCATGATAAATTCCGATCCAGACCGATCAAATGCATACCGTCTGACTTCATCCCTTCTGTAGTTAGCTACATATAGGGTCTCAGCAAGTCGGTCTACCTCTCTGAGATAAATCTCCCTGTAATCTTTGTCAGCCTTAATAGGATCAGACTGATAAATGGCTCTATCCGTATCTCCGGTAATCCTTTGAATACGACTAGGTTGAGGTTGTGTCTCAGATTTAAACACTTGCGACAGCTTATAAGCCTTGTCACAACGGTCTAAATGTTCGGTCGTTCGATTATAGAAATAGGAGTCAGGTATACGAGCCATTGCTTCTTCTAGACGAGCGATATCACCCGCTGGAAGATTAGCTCCAGTGTTGTATCCCAAATGAAACCGACAACGGCTTTTGTCGTAGTCGTTAAGTTCCAATCACTAATAATGCAACCTATCTATTATTGTACGGGAATTATGCAACGTAGATCAGATCTTCTGCAATAATAGTCTCCCAATCGACTCGGCTAATCTTTTTAAGTTGCTCTAAATTTTTAAATCTCTCTCCAGGAAGAGACAATCTAAGCTCGACTATTTTCTTCGCCGTCGCATAACCTATTCCTTTTACAGCTTTAGCAATATTTTCTGCTGTTGCCACATTGACGTTTAATCGCGTATCTACAGGAATAACACTTTCAGGCATTTTGTCTTCGTCCTTATGATCTTCCGCTGTCTGAGGTTCAATTGTTTGCCCCGTGCGGCCTTTACCAGCCTCGTAAGACACTAAGTCGGCTAATGCTACATAAACAACTTGACCTGCATTGTTTTTGACCATTGCCCAATCCTTGTCGTGATGGGATATGAATTCAACAATTTGACCAGTCTTTTGATTTTGATAAAGCGTCATAACACAAAAAAAGGACATCCGATACCAGATGTCCTTCATTGTAGGGATAAAAACTAATTAATCCAACTATGCGCCTTGCTCAACCACGTATGGAGTTCCAATATCCTCACTGTTAGGTACTGCATCATCAACAAAGTATGAAACAGTAACGATGAGGTATGTGCCACCGCTTGCAGTTGAAGTCAAAGCAGAACCTGCAGATGTTCCTGTGCTGTCAGTTACATAGACCTTAAGAGTCTCAGCACCAGATAAGGGAGCTGCTGTAACAAGACTAGTTACTGAAGTTCCAGGAGCGATAGTTGTACTACCTACTGCAAGATCTGCAGAGTTAGAAGCAACTTTAGTAGCTGTAATAGTTGCATCGTTTCCGATAGCATCAGCAACTTTCAATCTGTTGGTGTTAGTTCCAACAAGACCAGAAGTAGCTGTTCCAACTCCTTTGTCCTTACGAACGTCAGGTACACGAATACCAACAGAGTAAACAGCAGCGCCAGCTGGCAATGTTAAACCTGTGATATCTGCACGAGCTTTGTCGTCTCCTCTGAGGTCTGGGCTAGGAATGACGACGTCGAAAGATGTACCACCAGTTGAATTAACTAGTGCGTAACCTGTCTTCTGAAAGTAAACACGACCAGGCTCAGACACAACGCCTTGACCTTGGTAGCTACTTAGTTGGGCAACCCAGTTGCCGGGAAAGATTTTCTTTGCCATGTGATAAATACCTTAGTAAACGAAACTGAAGGCACAAGTCACGAAATCCTTATTCAGCATTTCGAACCCAGCAAAGAGGGACCAAATCATAATAATAAAGCGCGAAAAATCGTCGTTATTATTAAGAAGAATTTGAGCGTTGTTACCACCAATACCTACACCAATAGCCTGAGGGCCAAAGAAGAGCATAGGAGCAGCGGTTGTCACTGTATTAGTGATGCTCGCGTCAGTGATTGTTACCTGTAAAGATTTCTCAGGCAAGTTGGTTGATTCGAACCATCTTACGCCCTCAAACAAAAATCCGGTAGGCATCACCGGCTGACCAGCTACAAATCCAGCTTGTCCATAAGCAGGACCCATACCTTGGAAGAAGTTAGCATTAGGAGCTTGCTCAGGCTGGAGTGGATTNACCATTCCGTTCCCTGCATATCGAGCTATCTCACGGAAAGCCTCGTTTTGGCGCAAGTGCATCATTGCTGTTGGATCAGCGATGCATCTGTAGTAGCCATCAGCGAAAGTTGGAACGTTGCGCTTACGCATGTCCTTAACAACCTGAAGTAAGTCGGTTTTTACGTCGAACTTACCTGAGGAGCCTGCTGCATAACTAATAAATGGAGCAGATCCGCCCTTAGCCTTACTACCTGGATAGAAATATCCACCTTGGCTATCTGTTGCTTCTCCGTTAGCTTCCGCTTTGAATAGCTCATCAGCGAAAACCCTGTCACGCCAACGTCTGTAATCATCCAAAAGGGTCAAGGACCCGATGCTCTGGTGAAAAACGTTGAGGTTACCTGTGTCTAAAAGTAGACGTTGTGCTGTTAAGAGAGTTTCTCTTGCAACCTTGAAAGTACTAGGAGATGTCGCATCTGTTGGATCGGCAGGACCTGTGTACTCTTTTAAGGTTACGAGAACCTTGTCTTTAACAATATTGCGGCTAGATGCTGTACCGAGTGTTTGATCTGCTGTACGCTCTCTGGAATCCTTATTACCAGGATTACCCCAGAAGCGATATCTATCGAGCTGGACCGTTTGTCCGGGCTGTTTAGCGAAATCGTGTACCACTACTGGCTCTACAGCCATCTCGATTACATAACCGGGATGGGGCCTATAAAGCTCAGCACCTAACAGCTTTGGAAAATCGTTGTCAATCCACATGGATCGCAATCACTCCGTAGCTTATAGAAATTTAATGACACTATCGACGTGTCATCACTACTATAAATGAAGTACGTAGGGTGAAACTTTTGGACGCAATAGACGTTCGAGGATTACTTGGATTATTGCTCGCAGATGGCAGCCTTGTTTCTTATCGCACTCCTGGAGGAGGTTACGTCCAGTTAACTCTTACAGCGGGACCTTCTGAATCAGCTTTTCTCGAAGAGAAAGTCGCCGAATTCAGACAATTCATTCCAACAAGAGCAAAAATTGTTCCCTATAAAACAACTCCTAGAGCTAATGGTCAGACAACTCCAATTCTCCGATTCAGGGTATCGACTAATAAATTAAGACCAATACACAATCTTTTGTACCCTCGAGGGGAAAGACAAATAACTAAAGCAACATTAGGTTTGCTTGGAGGGGAAGCCGCTGCGTGGATGTGGGCTGAAGGTTCTAGACATCTAGAAAAAGGAGCGACAGACTTAGCACGAGTTGGAAATACCGAAGAGGAAGCTCAGCTGGTATCTCAATGGCTGGAGACTCTAACAGGAGCATCTTCAGTTATTAATCGTTACTATATTCGTCCTCGTTTATCTTTTAATGCAGAACAATCACACAAAATAAAATCCATATTACTTCCTTACGCCCCTAAATCTAGAAAACATTTATTCACTGGAGAAACTTGGAATGCAAGCTCGATTCGTAGTGCGCGCACTGAGTTATTGCTTGGGCAAGGGGAAAGTATCACTCAAAGGGAAGAACAAAAGACCTTGGCTGGAAATATCTAGGTCCGAGGTTGATAAAAAGTATCTCAACCATCAATTAAGGACACTACGCAAGTTGCATGTCACCCCTTTAGAAGTTTTCTGGGATCGATTAGCAACAGACACGTACTACGA